GTATGGTTATTTAAGTTATTAAATATATCATACAAGAAAAAATGGAAGAACTTATGAAATTATCTTTTTCGCACATTGGTTGGCAAGTAGGTTTACCGTTATTATTGATGGTAGCCGATATTATTAGCGGTTATTACAATGCGTGGAAAAAGAACGAAATAAAAAGTACAAAAATGCGTGATGGAATTGGCAAGAAGATAGCTGAAGTTATGTATATACTAATTGGCTTCGCTTTTGATTTTGCTTTCGGAGTTCATTATATAAGTACATTTGTTGCAATATACATAACTTATATGGAACTAACAAGCTTAATCGAGAATATGGAAAAAATAGGCGTACCATTTCCAGCCACGTTAAAAAATAAACTAAACGGAAATTCACAAAAAAACGATGAAAATAGCGAAAATCAAGACAAGTAAGTATATTCAATTAAAATAAAAACGGCTTAAAATCAATTCTCGCAAGCCGTTTTTTCGCTGTTTTTAAAAGTTTTTTTGATATATCAAAAAATTATAATATATCACGAAAATTTTTAAAAATTCGTGATAAGGGGAGGAAAAAATATGAATGATGATGAAGAAATATTAGAAGCTAATAATTTTGATGAAGATATAGCGGAATTGGAGGAATTAGAAGATGGCAAATGTAAAGAAGATAAATAAAAACGCTGGCAAATTGATTGACCATTTTAACGCTTCAGAATTTGCGTGTAAAGATGGCACTAATACATTATTATTAGATTATGATTTATTGCCTTTAATCGAGAAATTTAGACAATTCGTTGGTAGAGGCGTAATAATAAATAGTGCCTATAGAACAATCTCATACAATAAAAAAGTAGGCGGAGCAAGTAAGAGTTATCATACTTATGGACGTGCATTAGATGTTCATTTTACTTCAAGTTATAAGAATTGCAATACGCTAGATAAAATGTGCGCATTTTTTAACACGTTAGGTATGAAAGGAATTATAAGATATGGAACTTTCGTTCATATAGATACTAGAACAAGTAAATATCACGCTACAAATACTGGCAAAGTGATGAGCTATGGCAAAATGAATATACCATACAACGGAACATTATTAAAAAGCGGTAGCAAGAGCGTTGATGTTGGTATAGTTCAGTTTAAATTAAATAAGCTAGGTTACAACTGCGGAAATGCTGATATGATATTTGGTAGCAATACAGCTAGCGCGGTTAAAAAATATCAATTAAATAACGGCTTGTCAGCAGATGGTATTGTAGGTAAAAATACCTGGAATAAATTATTCAACTAACTATTGATTTATATAATAGAATAAGGATAATGATATAGATTAGATGTACTCATAAGGAGGTGAAAAGCCTCCTTTATTTTTTTGACCGTGGCGTAAAAAATGGCGTAATCATAGATTAAATAATAAGTGTAAACAAGTAATAACAAGTGGTTTAACAATGTGAAAGTCTTTCACGGGGAGCCAAAATAAGGGTTTTTGAAACTATTTCAGATTTATTTGAAAGTAGTCCAAAAGCCCTTTATTATTGCTTTTCAGCGTTTCAACATATTTTAAAATAAATACAAAATATTTTAAAATTATTTCGCACGGCTGTACTTACGGCTGTACAAATTATTTAATTAATTTCATTATTTTTATTAGATTATCGTCTTGTTTCTGATACATTTTTTGTAATTTTTCCACCATAAAATTTAATTCTTTTGTAGGTATAACATCATTATGTTTTGTAAGTAGCAATTGATTTTTATTTAAATAGTCGTACGTTCTATTAGCGTGTACTTTTTCATAATTGTTAAAAACATCACAATAAATTTCAAGTGTAGTTCTAATATCTGCGTGTCCCATTATTTTAGACAAAACGTTTGCAGGCATTCCTGATTCAATACATCTTGTGGCAAATGTATGGCGTAACATATGCTGATTTACATCGTACCCTATACCAATGTTGTAATGCTCACAAAAACGTTTAAAAACCATATTTATTTGCCCAGTAGTATAATAACAATCTTTCTTTATATTGTAAAAAAGTAAATGCTCTTTATTAGGAATATATTCGTTTTTCAAATACTGCCTTATTATATATTCGACTTGATCGTCCATAATAATATCACGAACTCCATTTTTAGTTTTGGCGTATGTTCCCATAATAGTAATATCGTTTTTATCTTTTGTAAGCGTTCTTCTTACGTGAATCATTTTATTTTCAAAGTCAATATCATCAATATCTAAAGCATTTATTTCGCCCATACGCATCCCTGTGTAGAGACTCAATAAAAAATGATAGTGATATTTATAACTTGTATCTTCTTTTAGAGCCTTCAAAAACTTCTGTTGTTCGTCAACGGTAAAGCCGTGAACGACCTTGTCTTTTTTTACTGATTTAGGCTTGCAAAATTCAATTTTATCATCAAGTATATTGTAAGAGATTATATTCTTTCTAACTGCCCTTTTAAATGTATTGTTAACAATTCCATATATTTTGCCAATAACGGAATTAGAATATTTAGTTATAAAAAACAAAAAGTCTTTTACATCGCTTTCTTTAATTTTCTGAATTTCCATATCAGCCATATAATGCTCGCAAATATCGTTATATGTGTGCATTTTTCTTAAATAAGAGCTTTCACTTAATTTATTCATTTTATAACCTGAATCTATAAATTCCTTGCACAAATCCTTAAATATAACCTTTGATTTATCAACATAGGTATTTGTATTAAGTTCAACAAGAATTTTTTCTAATTTAGTTTTTACTTCTTGACGTGTTTTGCCATAAACAGTACGCCTTTTACGTCTGCCATTTTTATCAACCATATCCAAAGTATATTCGGCTACCCAATACATTTTGCCATTTTTTTCTCTTTTGAATATTGTTCCTTCGCCATTACCACGTGATCTAGTTTTTGGCATAAAAATTTACCTCCATTTTTTCAAAATTTCACTTGAAAAATGAAGGCACTTACATTATAATTATAAATGTATTCACTTTTCGAAGTGTTTACGTTCTTGAGTAATGTGTGGTGTCCGCAAAAACATACACATTACTCGTTTTTTATTTAATTTTCTGTAATCTTTTGTTCCTCTTCAAGTTTAGAACCTTTAGTTCTATTACATCTCCAACATAAAGTTTGAAGATTTTCTTCTGAAGTTATTCCACCTTTTGCAAGTGGTACAATGTGGTCTATTTCAAGTAAAAGATGAGGCTCTTTTTCTGTAGAAATACCACATTTTTTACAAGTGAAATTGTCTCTTTGTTTTATTTTTTCTCTTAAAGCTGTTGTCATTAATGCTCTTTGACCTTTAACACTCTTTTTGAATTTTATTTTTTCTGAAAGATATGTTACAAAATCATTTAAATTATTAATATCAAAAAGTAAATCCACTTTGTTTGAACTATTACCTCCAGCACTTACATATTGAAAAGTATATTTAGGAAAATACATTTGAGAAAGGTCAATTGGTGTAAATCCTAATTTTTGATACAAGCGATTTGGATTTAATGTCTTAACAAGGAAAGGTATCTTGTTGCTGATAGTGGCAACAATTTCTTCTTCTTGTTTTTTGAGCAATTCTTTACCTTGTTCAGCAGAAGAAAAGTCATTAAGCGTTTCTTCAAAAATATTTAACGTTTCTTCATTTTCTGGAACGTGAAAGTATTTACAAAAATATTTAAATGGTTCTCTTTGAGCATTTCTACATACAGTTAAAGAACAATCACATACTTCGGTAGCTTGCTGGATATTTTTCATAAAAGGTTTTTTGTAATTATAATTGCTAGTATTAGAGTAGGTGGTTGTCCCTAAATTAGAACTGCGAAAATTATTTTTATATGTATTTTTTAATTCTTCAATATGTTCGTTTAATTCGTTGCAATCTTTAGTATAGTCTTTTATACTTTCTTTTAATTCATTAAATTTTTTACTTCTATAATAACATTCAATATATATAGTGATTATTAACACAACAGGCAATATGAAAGGCAAGAAGTAAATGCATAGACAAACTAGAAAGAATATTCCAATTATTTTAAGCATACATACCTCCTATATAATTATTTTACCTATTATTGTAATGTCAGATTTTTTAACCGCAATATCATTTTCATTAGTAGTAGAAACTAATATATAATTATTATCATTTTCAATTAGTTGTTTTATTAAATATTCGTTATTTTTCTTTATAATAAAATATTTCTTATTTTCAAAAGATGAACCCTTTTGTACTATTAAATATTTGTTGTTAGGCAAGCTATAGTGTATAAAAGGGTCTAAAACTTTACACGCAAAATAATCGCAATCATTGTTTTCAACTTCAAAAAGTTTAGATGTCTTTGTATCTATAAGCGATTTGTTTTCTAAAATATAAATCGGTAAATTAACAAAAACATCCCTGCATTTTTTTTGATATTCAAAATTATATGCGTTATCTACAATATTACTTATATATGTATAATTGTTTTTTACATCTTTTAAAACATCATTAACAAAATTAGTAAGAACTTTTATCTGACTTTCAGTGAGTTTATTTTCATTAATAATTTTATTAATATCAATTCCGCTGTCAAAAAAATACAAATAAATACTTCTTATAATATCTGAATTGATTTCCATATCTTTTAACAGATGTACTCGTTTATTAAAAGTAGTAGTCAAGACGTTATAAAAAAGCATCTCTTGAAAATCAAGAAAATCACATATATATAAAAGCTCTTTGTAAGTAGTAACTCCATTTGATGCATTTGCTAACTTTTTAAGAATTGTTTCCTTTGGGGGAATTTCCTTCTTCTGATTTATGTATGAAGATAAATAAGTTCTTCCCACTTTAGATTTATTTGCAAATTCTTCTTGGGAAGAATATGTGTCTTGAATATTTTTTAAAATATTCGAAAAAGTAATTTTATCAAACATTTTTAAATCCTCCAACCATAGTATACATTAATGTTTCGAAAAAATCAACAAATTTTTCAAAAAAAATGAACAAAAAGTGTTGACATTTATATTTTTTTAACATACAATAAGCTTGTTCAAAAAAAGTGAACAAAAGAAAGGAGAAAAATATGAGGCTAAATATTGATGAAATTAATGTACTCGTTAAGAATAACTTCAGAAACAATAAAAGCTGGTTTGCAGATGAATTAGGCGTTTCAAGAAATTATGTAAGTCTGGTATTAAATGGAAAAGCAATTGATGATAGTGCAAAATTCTGCAAAGCAATAGTTTCATATTGTGAAAAGCATAATATGGATTGGCACAAGTATATTTTTTTATCTTAACGTGTTCAAAAATAATGAACAGAAAGGAGGAAAATTTGAAAAATTTAAAAAATGCGGACACCACACAAAACGAAAGGAGTAGAAAATGAAAGAATTAAAAGATGATGTTTTTTATAGTCCAGCAGAATTTGCTGAATTAAGAAATTGCAGTGTTCCAACGGCACAACAAATTTATAATCTTGAGGATTTTCCAAGCGAAAATTATGGAAAAGAAAAAGTTGCTTTAGGAAGTGCGATAAGGAAATGGTACGAAGTAAAAAGAAAAAAAGATTAATAGGAGGAATACAAATGAAAATCAATTGGAAGAAATTTATTTTAAGGAATATGGAAATTATAGCTGTTGTTATTTCAGTTATAGCAACAATCAAAGCTATACCATACGCAGAAAGTTTGAGAGGATATCACGCATACGGTGGAGAGTATTTAATACCACTATTGGGATTATTAACAGTTTTAGTCAACGAAACTATATTAGAAGAAATGGAGGAAAAATAATATGGGATTTTATTCAGAATTTAAATCAATGAGCGAAAAAACAGAAAGACAACAAGTGGAAATTAACACACTTACTAATCAATTACGACATAAAAACGATGAAATACACGATTTAGCATACGATTGTTTTTATGCATTTAGAAGAATGGAAGAAATTGCTAGCAGAAATGATTATGGCAATAATATGCAGAAAATAAGCCAAATTAAAAGCTATGCAACAGATATGAAAGAAATGTATGCAAAATACATTACAGAAGACGACAAAATAAAAGAACTATCTGACACAAACCACAGCCAAAAATAGTTCTTTTCAAAAAGCATATATATACCTTTTATGTATGTAATGCTACCACATTTTTGAATAAAAATCAAGGAGGAAAGCTATGAAATGTGTAATTTGTGGAACACAAATTGAAGATAAAACAAGTCATAACGCTGAGCCAGTAAAAAATGGCAGATGTTGCAAAATATGCAATACCTTAATTGTTATACCTGAAAGAATGAAAAACTTTCTGAAAGGAAGTGATAACAATGCCAAGTAGAGATGAGTGGTTAAAAGAACGTAAAAGTGGAATAGGTGGCTCTGATGCAAGTGCGATTATGGGTTTCAATCCATATAAAAGCAACATTGATTTGTGGGAAGAAAAACTTGGGATTTCAGAAAGTGAAGATATATCTGATAAACCATACGTTAAATATGGAATTGATATGGAAAATATTTTAAGAGAAAGCTTTAAAGTTAAACATCCTGAATTAATAGTAGAACACGAAGAAAATACAATTATAAGACACAAAGAATATCCATTTTTATTTGCTAGTTTAGATGGAAAAATTACAGATACAAAAACTGGCAAAATAGGAATATTAGAAATTAAAACATCAGATATAAGACAGAGTATGCATAAAGAAAAATGGAAAGGCGACAATATTCCGTGGAATTATTACACACAAGTATTACACTATATGAACGTTGTAAACGCAGATTTTGCTTATTTATTCGCAGAGTTAACATATGATGAAAAATATCAGGCAAATAAAACATATTTTATAGATATATCTGATGAAGATGTAAAAGAAAGTATCAGAATTTTACAAGAAAAAGAAATTGAATTTTGGAAGTGCGTAGAAGAAAAAAGAAGACCTTCAAGAACACTACCAATAATGTAGGAGGAATTATGAGATTTAATAAATATGAAAGCGTAGTTATTTTAAGCCCAAAGATAACTCAAAAAGCAAAAAGAACATTTTTAGAACAAGTTTCACCATATATGAAATATATGAAAATTGAAGAACTTGGAATAAAAAAGCTTGCTTACACAGTATTAGATCACGATGAGGGTGATTATGTAGTTTTTAGATATTGTGGAAATAGTAGACAAAATAAAAAATTAGAAAATTTTTATAAAGCTAAAAAGGGTAAAGAATTATTGAAATACATAATTGTTAGTAGGGAGGATTAATATGGATTTAAAAGTTAGTGAAATACAAGAATTAGCACCAGTCCAATTTAACTATGAAGAAATAAAAAATTGGGTAACAGAAAAAGCACAAGAATACAAGTCATTAGTTTATACAGAAGAAAATATGGCAACAGCAAAAACAGATAGAGCAACACTTAACAAAGTTGCTAAAGCTATAAATGATGAAAAAATAAGAGTTAAAAAAGAATTTTTGAAACCTTTTGAAGATTTTGAAAGTAAATGTAAAGAATTACAAACAATAATAAGTGATGCATCAAATCATATAGATAAACAAGTTAAAGAATATGAATTAAAGGAACAAGCTGAAAAAGAGGAACTAATTAAAAATACATTTGATTCATATATGAGCAATCAGAAATTTAAAGAGCTAGTTAATTTTGATACGATATTCAATCCTAAATGGTTTAATAAAACATACAAGATAAAAGACATTGAAAAAGAATTAAACAGCCTAATAATTAAAATTAACGATGATTTAGATGTGATAGAAACACAAGTTAAAGATGAAAATTTATTATTAACAGCAAAGAATTATTATTTTAATAATTTACATAAGGATTCAGTTTTAGGTGACACATTAAAAGAAATTACAAACAAAGTTGAACAAGAAAAGAAAATAAAAGAAACACTTGAAAAGAAAGAAGAACATAAAGTTGAAGAAGTGGCAGAAGAAATTATGGTTGCTAAATTCCAAGTACGAGCAACAAGAACACAATTATTAGAATTACAACAATATTTTAAAGAACACAATATTGAAGTTAAAAATATTTAGGAGGTAATGAAAATGAAGAAGTATAAAAAAATTCCAAAGTCAGCAAAAATAGAAATTGACTATCACGA